AATGTTGCATCTTCACTTAATATAGGTGGTTCAGGTGTGGCAACAACAGGAAAAGCTATAGCAATGGCTTTAGTTTTCGGATAAAATTAGGACAATATTATGGCAAATCCAAATTTAGTAAATGTAACTTCGATATACGGTAACAGTATAAATGGAGCTTTAACTACTACAGTAACTACTGATTTATTAACTTGTGCAAGTAACAAGCTAATTAAAGTAAACAACATTATTGTTGCAAATATTGATGGCAGTAGTGCTGCAACTGTAACAATGGGCATCATTAAAAGTGGTGGTTCAGTAGTTTTATTTGCTTCTACTATCTCTGTTCCAGCAGATGCTACTTTGGTTCTTATTGATAAGAACTCAAGTATCTACCTTGAAGAAGGAGATATCTTAGAGGGTGGTGCAAGTGCCAATGGCGATTTAACTTACACCATTAGTTACGAAGAACTAGATGACGCCTAAGGAGTTAAGATATGGCTCACTTTGCAGAACTTAATAACAGTAACGAAGTATTACGAGTAATAGTAATATCTAACGAGGATGTAGATGCCAATGGTGGCGATCAACATGCAAGTGCAGAAACATTTGTAGCCTCTATAGTGCCACATTCAAGTGGTGGCAATCAATGGAAACAAACCTCATACAACAATAATTTCAGAAAACAATACGCAGGTATTGGAGATACTTATCATGCTTCTAAAGATAAATTTATATCTCCTAAACCGTTTTCTTCTTGGTCACTAGACTCTAATGATGATTGGCAGGCACCAGTACCATTTCCTAATGTAACAGAAATAAGCTCTAATCCTGTTCTAATAACTTGGGATGAAGATAATCAAAAATGGCTAGGTTCAATTGAATCAACCAATTACCAATGGGATGCTACTAATCTGCAATGGAATGAGGTCTAACCATGGCTAGTTCTAATGGCGGAGTAGTAGGTGTCGATAATCCACCAGTTGAAAATCCTGAAGTAATAACCACATTTAATTCAAGTGGTACGCTAACTACAGCACCTTATACAACTACACTTCAATATGTTGTTGTCGCAGGCGGTGGGGGTGGCGGTGGACAAATGGGTGGCGGTGGCGGTGCTGGGGGTTATAGAAGTTCTGTCCCTGGTGAAGCTTCAGGCGGAGGTGCGTCAGCAGAGTCTACTACCCCAGTTTCAGGCGGAAGTCCTTACCCTATCACCGTAGGTGCAGCAGGAGCAGCCTCGCCAGGCACAGGTGGTTCTTCAGGAACAACTGCTTTAACACCAGGTGGGCAAGGAAGTGCTTCCACCTTAGGAACACCTAGTCCTATTTCATCAGTTGGTGGAGGTGCGGGAATGGTTCAAAATATATCTGCACCTATTTCTATCGGTGGATCAGGAGGAGGAAACGGTAGATTCGGTTCATCAGGTGGTGCAGGAACCTCTAGTCAAGGTTTTGCTGGAGGATCAAACAACCCTGATGATAATACCGCTTCAGGTGGTGGTGGAGCAGCAGCAGCAGGTTCAGCACCTCCAGGCACAGGTGTTTCAGGAGTAGGTGGAGCAGGCGTTGCCTCATCTATTACAGGTTCTCCTGTCACTAGAGCAGGTGGCGGTGGCGGTGGTGGAAGAAGAGACGGAACTCAACAAATCGTAACAATGGGTGCTGGTGGAGCAGGCGGAGGCGGACATGGCGGTGTTTGGCCAACTACACCTGGTTCGTTAGGACTTCCTGCCCCAGTTGCTCGTTCAACAGAAGCAACTGCTAATACTGGTGGAGGCGGAGGTGGTGGAGCAGCCCAACCTACTATGTCTCCAGGAAGAGCAGGTGGCTCTGGTGTTGTTATTGTTAAAGAACCCAGCGCAGGATATGCAGCATCAGGAATATGGGATATGAACGCACTTTACGATAATGTAAAAGCAGGAACATGGACAAGTTAAAATGCCTAGATTAATCGGAGCAACTCAAACAACAGCATCAGGAAGTCAGTCTGCTAGAATTAGTACTTATACTAGTTCAGGGTCATTTACAGCCCTAGCAAGAACAACAAATGCTTGGGTGTTAGCTTTAGCAGGTGGCGGAGGTGGCGGTAATGCTGGAGCTGCTCCTGGTGGTGGTGCTGGTGGACATTTAGAAGTTCCCTCCCATCCTTTGCCTCAAAGTGCAGTTCCAATTACTATTGGTGCTGGTGGAGCAGGTGGTCCACCTGACCCTACAGGTGGGTTTTATCCTCTAACTAAAGGTCGTGTAGGCTCAAATACAGTTTTTGGAGCAGCTGCCCCACTTACAGCTATAGGAGGTGGCGGTGGAGGTAGAGGAGTATCAGGCACACCTCAAGTTGGTGAGCCTGGTGGTAGTGGTGCTGGTGGCTATGGTCCTGCCAATGGCGGTAATGCAACATCAGGACAAGGAAATCGAGGTGGTAATGCCACTGGTCCTAGTAGTTATGTTGCAGGTGGCGGAGGAGCTGGTGCTGCTGGTGTAGACGTAGGACCTCCTGGAGGTGAGCAACAAGGTGGTGCAGGTGGTGCTGGAAAAGCATCAGCTATCTCAGGTTCAAGCGTTACTCGTGGGGGTGGCGGAGGAGGAGGTTCATTTGATGGTGGACTACATGGACCAAATAATGGTAACCCTCAAGGTGGTTTAGGTGGTTCTGGTGGTGGCGGTAATGCTGGTAAAGTTAGTCCAACATTTTCACCTTTTCCTGGATACGGAAATCTTAGCTATTGGACAGCAGGTGGTGCAAACCTTGGTGGCGGAGGCGGTGGTCAATCTGGTGAAGCTGGTGGTCTTTCTCCAGGAGCACCTGGCGGTTCAGGAACAGTTATTATTAATGAACCTGTAGTAAATTTTGTAACAGGTACCTCAAGCTGTTGGGATTTAAGAATTGTTTATCAAAAAGTAAAAGCAGGTAACTGGACTTAACTTTCTTTTAAAACACATCTAACCTATACTAATTTCTCAAGAAAGAGAGAGAAGATGAATCTAAAATATTACTACTGGTACTTTCAATCAGTTATTCCTGAAAGAATATGCGATGAAATTATTAAATATGGTAAAGAACAAGAAAAAGAAAGTGCTCTTACAGGTAATGCTGATAAAGACAATCTCACCAAACTAGAACTCAAAAACATTCAAAAGAAACGCAAGTCTGATGTTGTTTGGATGCATGACAGGTGGATATACAACGAAATACAACCTTACATAAACCAAGCTAACGCAAGTGCTGGTTGGAATTTTGATTGGGATTTCTCAGAATCTTGTCAATTTACCGAATACAAAAAAGGTCAATTTTACGATTGGCATTGTGACTCACACGAAGAACCTTATAACCATCCTGGAAATAGCGATACAAATGGTAAACAAAGAAAACTTAGTATGACTGTATCACTTACTGACCCTGAAGAATACGAAGGCGGTGATTTAGAGTTTGATTTTAGGAACACAGATGAAGGCTCTCAGCCTAGAGTATGCGAAGAAATTAGAAAGAAAGGTAGCGTAATTATCTTTCCTTCTTTTGTTTGGCATAGAGTTAAACCAGTAACAAAAGGAATACGACACTCCTTAGTGTGTTGGAATTTAGGATACCCATTTAAATGAGTTTTAAAAAAAATAAATACCAAGTAATTAAAAATGCTATATCAGCAGAGTTAGCAGACTTTTGTTATCAATACTTTTTAAACAAAAGAGCTGTTGCAAGACATTTGTTTGATGAAAAATATATTTCACAATTCACAGATTACTATGGTGTATGGAATGACGAACAAATACCTGAAACTTATTCACACTATAGTGATATCGTAATGGAGACTTTATTGCAGAAAGTTAAGCCTGTAATGGAGAAAAAATCAGGACTTAAACTTACAGAAACTTATTCATACGCAAGAATCTATAAAAAAGGTGACGAGCTAAAAAGACACAAAGACAGATACTCTTGCGAGATCTCTACCACTATGAATCTAGGTGGTGATGATTGGTCTATATTCTTAGAACCTTCAGGTGAAGAAGGTAAAGATGGCATAGAGGTTAAGCTAGAAGCTGGTGATATGTTGATGTATCGAGGATGCGATTTAGAGCATTGGAGAGAACCATTTAAAGGTAAAGATTGCGGACAAGTGTTTTTGCATTATAATGACTCTAGTGGCAAAGATGCCAAAACCAACAAATATGATGGTAGACCTATGATTGGCTTGCCAGCATACTTTAAAGGAGTTTAATATGGATATATTAATACCGTTAGTAATTATTACAACAATAGTTCTTTTTTCAATAAAAAAATTCAAACCTCAAGTTTGGAAGAAAATTGTAGCTAAGTTTAAAAAATAACATGCGCTGGGAATGAAAAATAATTCATTCAACGAAGCTATTGCT